ATGTCCGCGATATCCGGCGTCGGGTTCGGCCCGTACTTTTCCCAATAGTTGCACATATGCCGAATATTCTTGCGCGAACCCTCCGCCAGCCACGGCGCGGCGGGGATGTAGACTTGCAGCGTAGCTTCGCGCAGCGTCATCGGCATGCGGCCCCCCCTTCCAGGTTCGGACGCGGCAGCGCATCGAGCCCGCACCGCAAGCCGGCCACCACGGGGTCGAGATAGCTTTTCGACAGGTCCCCCGCGTGCGCCGCGTGCGCCGTCGCCCCTTGCAGCCCGTACTCGCGATAGACGAGGCTGTAACTCAGTCGACGGATGGAATGGAACATCCTGCGCCGGTCAAGCGGTACGCCAGCCGCCGCGCAGATGCGCCGGTAATACCGCCACAGCTCCCGCTTCTGCCGTGGCCACGGGAACAGCAGGTCGGCACGCGGCAGTGCGTCGATCAGCGCGCAGGTCTGCTCCGATAGCTTGTGGAACGTGTCCGCGCCGTGCTTGTGAAACTCGCCGGGGATCAACAGCGTGCGAGTCTCCGCACTGTAGTAGCGCCGGGGAATCTCCAGAAGTGGCCCGACGCGGCAGCCGGTGTCATACAGCGTCAGCAGCAACGCCCTCCAATGGTCCGGCGTCCACAGCTCGCGAGACGGGCACGCCTTGCGCGGCATCCCCGCGTCACAATGCTGGAGTATCTTTTCAAAGTCCGCCGGCGTCGTGGCCACGGGGATACGTCGGGGCGCTTTGATTTTCGGAACGTCTTCGGGCAGTGTGTCAATCAACCCACGCTTCCGCGCGAATCTCCACAGCGTGAGAATCGCCTGCCGCTTGCCGTTGGTCGTCGCCGCTGACGACTTGCGGTGTTCCAACATCCAGTTGAGGAAGCCGCAGACAAAATCGCTCGACAGGTCGGAACACAGCGTCGGGATCGGTCGGGTGCCGCCGCCGTTGTACAGGTCCACCAGCCGCTGCGCAACTTCATAGTGAATGCACGTCGAGCGCTTCATTCCCGGATGACCGTTGACGTACATCTCCAGGACGGCGGAAAGGGGTGTGCTCGAATTCATCGGCTGCCCCCCTTCCACGCCTCCGCCGCGTCGTCGTCGTCATCTCCGCCCAGGAAGTCGTCGTCGTCGTCGGGAATCTCTCCCGGTGGCCGCTCCCAGCCCGCCAGCGCCTTGACCACCACGGCCGGCAGAATCGCCACGCGCACGTTGAACAGACATTCTTCCAGCTCGTCGATGCCGATCTCCGGCCCGCTGGCGAGAATCTGCCCCGTCCGATCGTCGATCAGTACGGGCCGATAGCCGATGAACGCCTCGCCTCGAATCTCCACGTCCACCAGGATGCGCTCACGGAAAATCCCTTCCTGGTTCCGGCCGTCCAGGAAGCCGCGCACTTGTCCGATCGTCGCTGCCTCATACGCCACGAATCCCGTCTCTTGGTTGACCACACAGAATTGCGGCATGGTTCGGTTCCAAATAGAAAACCCCGGCTCCCGGAGGGACGGCTCCAGGGCGGGGCTTCAGATCGGCCGTAGCCGAATTGATTCAGGTTGTGTTCAGCCCCCGTCCGGGCTGACTGGCACATAGTATGTTGCAACTATCAACAACGTGTCAACAACAGTGTTGCCGTTGCCGGGAGAATTCCAGACAATTCCCCCATGCCCAAGAAACGCTCAAAGCACCAAGGCAGACCCAAAAAGCCGGCCAGCTCTGTGAAAACCTGCCGGCTGCATGTCCCCCTTGAGGAAGCCCGGCACTCGCGGTACAAGACCGCCGCCGAACGGGCTGGGGTAGACCTTTCGGTATGGGTTCGCCAAGCCCTTGACGACGCCTGCCGCTCGCAGGGGATCGAATAGCGCCCCGTCCGACAGGTATCAGGAGCCGTCCCGCCCCGTCGAATCGCTTCCTGCGCAATCCTAGGCGTTGCGTTTTGCAACAATCGCCCCTCCGGGTCACTCGATGCGCCCGATGGTGACCACGGGGACAGTCCAGCGCCGCCGCGCCGATTTCGCCCCGACGCGCCCTTCACGCCGCTGCCGTTCTTCCGCCCGGCTCCAGGTCGATTGAATCGCCGCGCACTCGGCTGCGATCTCTTCCCGCGTAGGTCGTTCATCTTGGCAACCACTTCCCATCTGTTCGCCCCTCCGATTCGTGGTAAAATGGAATCGGAGCGCGTGAGCGCTTCGTGCAGTTGACTCCAGCAGCGCCGCGCGGGATGGTCCCTCGTGGCGTTGTTGTTTAGGGCTGGTCCTTCTCGGCGTCGGGCCGATCGGCTGGCGGGTTGTGGGCTTTCATCGCTCGCAGGATGCAGTTGTTCGCCGCATCGCTCCCCTTCAGCATCGCCGGCACAAGCCGCGCCCCGTTCGCACACAGCCGGGCAATCCGCGAATAGTCGCGCCGCGCACGGCGCAATTCCGGTGTCTCTTTCATGACGGCAGCCCCAAAAGGTTGAAGTTCGCGGACGGATATCCGGTGAATGATCGGTAGGTTTCGCTCCCGGATGAAACGGGGAGCGCCAGTTGCGTTCCATCGGCCGCCAACAACTGCGGGTCCTTCGCGTCGCGCCCGTCGGCGTCGATGCAGGCCTTCACGCCGCCGTCGCGCACACACTGGTAGCCGATGTTCAACGGGCGCGGCTGCCAGCCGTCGGGATCAAACCAAAATTCATAGGTGACCTCGTAATATTCCTGGTTCGCCTTGAACTGTTTGTCCGCCTCGATGGACACACACTTCACGGTCCCCGGTGCGCCGCCCGAGAACGTGGCGCTGTTTACGTGGTCCACCCAGTCGTTCGCGTAGCTCCCATAAAACGACGGTTCGTTGCGAACAAACGTGACGACCACCAGTGAGCGCGTGACGAGTACGGGGTCGGCGAACAGCGTCCCCGCCGAGTTCACCACCGGCACGCCGTCCAGGTCCACTTCCAGCACCTTGTCCCGCGAACGGGAACGCCACGAAACCTTCACTGGTTCGTTTAGCGGGTTCTCATCCTGATCGGGATTCTTGGAGCGCCCGTACTCGCAGGTGACGTTCCAGCTCAGGCTAGGCTCCGCCGCCGCCTCGTAATCCCGAGACTGCACGACGTAGGCGGGGTCGCGGGGGTGCGGTTCGCCGATTTGCGGCAGCCCCGCCGCCGTGCGCACGGTGAACATATCGTCCAGCGCGTTGTCGGTCGTCACGACAAACAGCCGCGTAATTCCGCCGGTCACTCCGATGCCGTCCTTCCCTTGACGGCCATGAATCTCTCGTGCGGGTCCAACAACGCTCATTTACGCCACCTCCGTGCTTTCGCTCGAATCGTCCGCCCACCGGCGCGGCGAGTTTTTCACAATGTCCTTCCGCAACCCTTGGATTTCCTTCACGGTCGCCTTGGTGTTGTTCACGATGTCACGCTGGCCGCTGCCGCGCGCCGCCACAATTGCCTTGTAGGCTTCCACCGAACCACGCTGCAGCGCGGAGATTCCCTTTGCTTCCTGCTTCATCGACTTGCTTTGGGAGTCCGGCCCGTCGGGTGTCTTCTCACCGCCGCCGGGTGTCGGCTTCGTAACGTCGATCGTCGGCAGCTTGGTATTCTTGCGGTCGAGAAACGACTTGAAGCCGGTCCCCAGCTTGCTCCGAATCGCGTCGATGCCCGACTTGAGTTCCTTTTCCGTCGCGGTCATCTCCCGCGCGGCAAACTGCGGCATTTCCTTGATGGTGGACTTGAAGCCGTCGAGTAGTGGCGTCCAGGTGATTTCCATTGCGTCGGTGCCGCCCGAGGCGATGAAGTCCCAAATTTCCTTCATCGCGCTGCGGATATTCTGCCCGAGATTGATGAAGACGGTGGAAGTGGCATCGAACAGCGTGAAGAAAATGTCCCGCCAGTTCCCGAGAAACCAGCTCAGCACGGTCGGAATGTCGCTCGTGAAAAAGTGCTTGATGTTCTCGACAAACGTGAAGAATTTGAGCTGGACTTCTGACACCACCAGCGCACCCACGTCCTTCCAGTTGAGCAGCCCGAATTCAATCACGCGGTAAAAGGCAATCATGAATTCCTTCACCTGCGAGAAAATGCGGGACCACGAGGTGCCCGTCATTCCCAGCCCCGACATGATGGTGTCCCACAGGCCAACGGCCATTTCCTTTACCGCCGTGAACGCCGCCACGCCCACATCCCAAAAGGCGCTCAGGATCGGCTTTATCGCGGCGAAACCAGCCTTGAGCATGTCGGTGGCGGGAACCAGTACGCTCGTGATACCGCTGGCCACCGCGTTGACGGCCGGCAGCATCAGCGTGCCGATCGTTTTCAGCACATCCCCGGCCGCGTTTTTCATAATTGTGAACGGGTCCGCCATCGCCTTTGCCGCGCCACCGAATTCATTCTCCAGTTCGGCGAGAATGATTTTCTGTGCGCCGATCAGGTCGCCGCTTTCCTGCAACGCCTTGATCTGTGCCTTTTGTTGTTCGGTGAAACTCACGCCCGCTCGCGACAGCGCTGTGATGCCCCTGGTGGGGTCGTTCAGCGCCTTGCCGATCTGGATGACCGAACTTTGCAGGTCGGTCCCCAGCACACTGGACAGGTCGGCGGCCGCCGTCAGCGCCGACTTGAACACGTCACCCTTGATGTTGGTGAACGTGGCCATGACCGCTGCGCCGTTGGTGATAAGGTCGTCCGAGAAATTCGTGGTCGCCTGCATCGACCCAGCGAGCTTAAAAATCTCATCCGCTGTCACTCCAGCAGCGCCGCCAGTGCTCGCCAGCACGCTCTGCAGTTTCTTCTGTGCCAGTGCGTTTTCCCGCGCCGAGCTGATAGCGCTCGTCAGCGTGAACGCCGCCCCGAGGGGTGCCGCCAGCTTCAGCGCCGAGCTGACGAAACCAGAGACTGCCCCCTTCATCTGCCCGAGCCCGGTTTGAAACGGCCGGACGTTCGCGCCCATCGTCACAGCAATATCGCCAACAACGCTCATGTCGGTTCCTTCCTGTCAGGGCGATGCGCCCATTGCGAGAGCAATCTGCCGCGCCTTTGCGATCTGCATCGCGGCGGCGCGGTCGTATTCCGTTTCGTCCTCGTCAAATTTCACAAGCGGCATAAAGTCCGTCGGTTTCGGCGGGCGTCCATCGCTGTGCGTCCAAATGCTCGCCATCGTCGCCGCGATGATCCCCGCCCTGAAGTCGCCCCGGTGGTCTTCAAACGGGGAGATGGAATCGAACGCTCGCCATTCCCTCAGTTGCCGTTCGGTGATTTCGTCCAGCATGGCGTCCACATCAACCCGCCCCGTCGCCAGCGCCAGCCGCATGGCGAAAAACCGGTGCGGGTCCTTCCTCAGTTTTTTGCGAGTCTCTCCACCGAGGCGTTGTCCGATTTCGCCAGCGTTTGCCACGCGATTGCGATGCGGTCGAGTAGCGCCGGCTCCAGCTCCGCGATTTGTTCGGCGTCGGCTTCGGTGAACAACGGCTTGCCGTCGGTGTCCACCACGGCCATAACAACGATCGCCACGGTGGCGTCGATTTCCTTCCCGTCCTTCACGCCGTCGGGTGTCACAAAGGCCCGCATCCAATCGGCCCGCTGCCGCGCGCTGGGGCGCTGCACGGTGACCTGCGCGCCCTCCCCGAGTTCGGGCGCTTCGATGGTCAGGGTCTTGCGGGGACGTTTGCTGAAAAACTGTTCGCGTGTCGCCACGGTCATGCCTCCCTATTTGCGGCGCGCTTTCGCCGCTTCCTTGATGATCTGTTCCTTTAACTTCGCCTTGAGCGAAGACAGGCTCAACTGCCCGCCGGTCGCCGCTCCCCGTTTGACGATGGGTTGCGGTTCAACCTTGCCGCGATTCGCGCCGTTGTCGGTGCGCACCCTCGTGCCCAAGGCAATCAGGTGCGCATGCGGGGCGCGTCCGCCCGTTTTCTTACCCACGTTCATTCCGACTTTCGCCTGGTAGATGCCGCTGCGCCGGTTCCGCGCCATGCGCGCCCCGACAGCCTTGCGCAGGCGTCCGGTTTTCTTGCCGACTTGCGATTTCACTTCCGCTTCGATTGCCTTTTTCACCGGCTTCATCCCCGCTCGCAGCGCGGCGCGGCTGGCCCGCGCAGCACCTTGGCGCGATAAACGGTCGAGCGCCCGCAAGAGCGCTTTGTCGCCTTGAATCTGCAGACGGACGATTGCTGTTGCGTTGGTCATGTTCGTTTCACTTCCCGAGGGGAGCCGACGGCACGCCAAGCCGTTGAACGCGCCGCCGGCCCCGGCACTCAGAGACCTTCACGCCATTGAACGCAGTTGATCCCACAGCGCTTCGATATCTCGCGTCCACAAGATGCCGTC